ATATTATTAAGAAATGCTGCATCTTCACCTTGTGGGTTGCCAGCATTAATGGCAGCATAAAGAGTTGGGTTTGCATTAAGCAATGTTAAGTTAGGCGCTTTAGGCGCTAAGTTTGATATAGGTTGAAGTCCTGACATTATGCCTGGCTTATCTTATTATAGATAGCCTCTAATGCTCCAGACCTATCATTCTTCATTGCATTATAAACTACATTTGCTGGGTTAACTGCACTAGCAGCAGGTGTATTAGATAAATCTAAACCAGGACCTTCACCCCAGTTAGCACCGTGTGACTCGGGAAGACCTGAAGGTGGTGCCGAAAGTGGAATAACAGGTACACGAGCAGAAACCATTGGGTCTGCATATAAATCTGCACCCTGTTGTTGGTCACGTGTTTCTTTATTAGAACCATATGTACCGCCAGTATAAGCACGTATAGGTTGTGTTAAGCCTTCAATAGCGCCACCATCTGTGCGCTGTGCTAGCGCACCTGGTCCTGATACTGGTGCTGGATTACTAGGTTGACGATATCCCCCACTTGCCATTAGTCATCCTCATCTTCTATGTGTTTTCTAATATCTTCAGGTGATAAATCTTTCATCCATTCAGGATAAGATTCTTTTGATGCTAACAACCATAATGCATTATCATTTGTAAAACCCGCTTTGCGTAATGATTTATAAAATTCATGTAATTCAATTGCATATTGGTCTAATTTAGAATAACTATCATCGGCAACATTATTAACTTTTGTTGTTCTCTTGCGAGGTGTTGCCATGATTTACTCCTTAAATTCTGCGTTGTTGACTTAAGCGTATTGAACTTCTAGTGGCACCCGTTCCAGATAAACCACTAAGTAATGTTTGCAATTCTGGTCGTTGTGGTGGTGCCATTGGCTGGCCTTGCGGCTGAGCGCCTCCTGCTGGAGGGACACCAGGAGCCGCTGGGACAGGCTGCTCAGACTGTTCTTCCGCACCAGCAGGAGGATTCTCGGGTTTAAACACTTCCTCAATAATATCTTCGATATTTTTTCCAGACTTACGTGCTTTAATTGTTTCAGCAATATTACGCACCAGACTTGAAGGGTCTTGTCCTTGCATTACCATTTGAGGAATTGCTTGTGACATACCTGCTAACGAACCAATCAATGCGTCTCGCATTTTTTCAATTTCAATTTTCTCTTGTTCAAGAGTTACATTGACGCCAAATGGTAGTTCACGCATAGCCATGTCCTTAGAGATGAGTCCACCTCCAAGTGCCTGCAACATAAAGATAAGGCCTTGTGCTGGGTTCAACCCAGCCAGCATGCCATATCTTACATCTGCAGAATAGTCTTTTTTAATATCTTTGCTTGGTATATATTTCACTTCATAAGGTGAACCAGCATCTACACCACGAATAGTTTTTTCAACATTAAAGATTAATTCATCTGTTTCAAAACATAGCGATATAACATTACGCAATATTGAAGTAAAGATGGCTTGTGCAGATTTAATCTGCGTATCAAATGCTCCAAGTAATGCTTGTACACCCTGTCCAGTGACAACACTTGCATTCATGTTTCCAGTACGAGATTCTGGATAACGTGCACCTACACGCAATTCTTCATTAAGAAGTTGTGATTCTGTAAATGCACCTTGTGGTAACGATAGTTCAACACGGCGAACACCCGCTGGGTTTGCTGTACGAATAACAGCATCTCCACCAAGTTGTAGTTCTTGTACATCTTGTGGTAGAACAATCGGTGCTTGTACTGACTTCTCTGCTGCTTCCATTGCAAGTAATGCAAATCTGTTGCGAAGCAATTGAATACCAAGTACATCATCAAACTGTCCACGCAGTTCTCCATCTGGTGATGGACGGCGTGCAATGACGACATTCATTTTACCAAGTGGATTGCTAGCATGAGATAACAGCATGTTGTTTCGTGATGGAAGATAAAGAACTGTTTGGTCTTTATCGTAGTAACGAATCATTTCAATCATGCCATTGAGGTCTTGCTTATAACCCAATGAACCAAGCAGCGCTCGCTCTTGTTCTGGGAACTGAGCAACCAGTTCACCTAGTGTCATTGAGTATCGTTTTGCAAAGGCAACGCAACGTCCGTAGCGGTCAAACTCTGGGTAAGCCCCCACTGGGTTTTCTAGTCGGATACGCGGCAACTTTGCTTCTTCATCCAATTCAATAATGAACGGGAGGAAACCATATGTAATGTACATGTCTGCACCGTTGTACATTTGTACTTGTAAATCAGAATGCAAAAAATAATTATTAGCAATGCGGGTGCGGTTATCCGCAAAAGAACGAGCCTTGTCATTAGTTTTGTTAACTGCTGAGCAGTTCACCGCTGGAAGCGGTGCCATAACTTCTGCTAGGTCACGTGCAACAATATCAATAAAGTTTGCTACTACGTTTTGGTCAATGCCATCTGGGAAGAAGTTAGGGTATACCTGACTAATCTTTCCTTGGCGCACCATCTGTACGTCACCATTGCGCTGGTCACGACCATGCGCACGGTAGCGCAGAGTCTGAACTCTCGCGCCAATTTGGTCCATTGATAACATTATTGTCCTAACGGTTGATTAAAAAAATTATTTAGTTTCCCAGTTCATGCCGCCACCAGCACCCATAGTGCCTTCAGCACCACCAATGTTTAATGGCTTGCTAAAAGTAGCAGTTAATGATTTTTCTTTTCTTGCCCTAGCAGCATCTGCTAATGTTTTGTTAACTTTAGGTGCATCACGTTTAATGCGTACTTCTTTTGCCGCATTAACTCTTTTGTTTACTGCATTAGATTCTTCTACACCTTTTGCTACACGGTTAGCCATGATTGCTTTATTAGATGCAGCATTTCTAGGACTGTCAATTTTAGAAACAGAAACAGTACGACCACTAGATAATTTCTTTATAAACTTTGGACCACCACGATTGGCTTTAATTTGTTGAATTGCTTCAACACGTTCACCCCTTCTAATTTCAGGGTTATCTGTTTTAGTAACTGATGCTGGTTGTGGCACATTGCCACGACCTTCAGTTATATTTGATTTAGGTTTTGCAGCAAAAGTATTCTCTGGATTATTAGCAGCATTTGTTAATTTTGTTGCGGATTGTTCTGCTTCACTAGGTATTCTTTTAGATATCTTATATAGTTTTACTTCAACTTTATGTGCTGGTAATGCAGGACGTGCTGGGCCAGATAACTTTGCAGAAGTAACAGCACCAGGACGTTTCTCACCAATTGGTTTAATTGGAGTTAATAACTTTGTAAACTTGGCACGGCGTTCAGTTGCTTTATTAGCAGCAATTTCTGCTGAGTCCATAGGACGATTAGGTCTAGGACGTGTAACAGTATCTTTCATAAGCGATTGCTTTACTTCATTTGGTGTTAGGCTTTTAGTGCTGGGCTTAGGAATAACTCTTGCTCTAGGAGCAATGGGCATACGCCCTGCTTCTTTAGCAATAGCAGCAGCATCAGCATCAGATACTTTAACTCTTTGAACTAATTTAGCAACAAGAGAACCAACTTTACCTACAGCCTCAGCACCAGACTTTAAACCACCAACATCTACGGTTCCAACTAACTTTGTCATTTTACCAGATTTATATGCTTTGGCAAAATCTGCCTTGGCTGCATCAGATTTGCTTAGAGTAGCACCAACATCTGAGTGTCCACCCATGTGTTGTCCACCTAAAGCATTACTGTCTGTTGCCATAGTTAATCCTTATCCGTAGTTTTCGTGCCATTGCTCAGCAAACATCTCATCAAGATTGACTGCGCCTCTGCGTTCCATCTGGGCACGAGTTGCCCAGCGGTTATTTGTGTACTGTGCTGTTCGGCTGGCAGACTGCATAAGTTCGCGGATGCGAATAACAGCAAACCATAAAGCCATAACGGTATCTGTCTTACCTTTAGTCTCAGGTTTCCATGTAAGTAGTTGCTGAGTTAAAGCCTTGATACCTTCAGAACCTTCTGATGAAGGTAATTCTAATATGTTGTTCTTTTGAAACTTCTCTTCGCGGACAGTGCCAAAGAGGTTAGACATTGATGCAACGCCAAACGAAGTGTCCCATTTGTTTTTCCCTGTGAAGTGTGCGTCAAGGCGTACACCGTATCCAGCAAGCCAGTTCCGTAGTTCTTCGTCAAGGGAGTAGGCTTTCTGGTGAGCGTTGATTTCAACTCTAAACTCTTGTGGTCTGTATCTAACTGTGAGTTCTTCAATTGTTGCCCGAATCTTTTGTGGTGTTGGTTCTTCCATGTTGATACAGTCCAACACGTAAATCTTTCCATCTGCACGGTTATAGGTTGCTACAACAAATGCAGCGTTACCTGCCATAGCAGGGTCAAAGCCAATTACAGTATGACCTTCCACCTGAGGTGGATGTCCAGCAGCACCAGCCTTTAGCGGTCCTCTTTTGCGCATCCCATTGGTCGAACCTTGCACGAGTGCTGGCGGGAATATGGAGTCTTCTTGGATGTCTTCTTGTTGATAGACGAGCGCCCATGTAGAGGGGGTGACTTCACTGCGTCTCTTGAAGAGTGCTGGCCCATCCCACTTGGGGTAGAAGCCGTTTTCTTGAGCAACGTCAGAGTCGCCATCCCACGGTACGTCTGACTCAGGCCAGAGCGTCTTCCAATTTTCAGGTTTCTCCGAGTATTCAAGAACAGCAGGCATGCCCATATAAGTAAACGGAGTCCGACCACCAGACCAATGCTTAGGATTACGAAGTTCTTTATAAAGGTCATTGGCGGCAATCCGTGTTCCTACGACTAATAGTTTACCGTTCTTACCCAGACGGGTAATAACTTCTTTCTGTAGCCAATCCATCTGCTTGTCCCACTCGTGGGCATTGGCAGTGGTGATGCAGTCATCAAGAATGATGAGGTCAGCACGGGCACCGTAGATTTGACCGCCCATACCAAGGGCTTGAAGGGTTGGGTCCTTCTCACTAGAGTTACGCGCATCGCCCCCAAGGTAGACAGTATCGGTACGCCAAGTATCAGCGTCTTGTTTCCAACCGCCCTCGGGACCGTATGCGGTCTGCAGTTTGAGCCAGCGGGGATGTGACAACCTTTGCTTAATAGCATAGACGAACTCGCGTGCCTTGTTTAAAGTCTTAGATACCACGATAATGCGGATGTTGGGATTGAGGGCAATGCGGTAACTTGGATAGTTCACCGTGATAACGGTGGACTTAGCGTGCTCAGGTGGCACGTTCACCAATAGACGGTTGTTCTCACCTGGCTCATAAATCATATTAGGGTGCAGGTAGGAGGGTTCTGCACCCTCTAGTAAATCAATCCAGTCTTGGTGATGTGGAAAGACTGTCTGATTAAAGAACATCTTGCTAAACTCAGCAAATGGGATTGATTCTTTCTCAAGACCTAGAGCATCAAAGGACTGCTTAGTTCCCTCTTGCTTGGCCTCTTCAAGGGCACGGGCGAAGCCAGGGTCACGAGTCATCCACTGTCTTACGGTATCTGGCTTCTTGCCAGATGCCACCATAGCAGCCTGGACAGATACCCCAGCCTTTACTCTCTCAAGTACTTCAGCCTTAGCAACTGCGATAGCCTTTACTCCATGGTGCTCTGCACCACTTTTAAAACCTTGTGCCATTGCTGTGTCCCATCTAAAGCAGAGTTGTCCTACTCTACAACAGTCTATTTGTACAGTACATTTGTACAGAGTGAGTAAGGCTCTAAAAAGACTTACGAACTATTTAACTCTCTATATATACTTAATCCGTTCAAACAGGTCAAACGAACAGTTTTAGACAAACTATTTTTCTAGACAGTAAAAGTCCTTGTTATATCAAGGGTTTATCTGCGTCACTATACTGACAGAAAGTTTTGT